GAATTAGATAAAAATGATTTATTTTTGTTTGAGGCATCAAATAAATTAAAAAATTTTTTTACACCATACGAAGAATATTATAAAAAAATGTTTCATTTAGAAACAAAAACTCACGAGCCGTATTTAGTTTTAAAGTATAGAAAAGGTCAATATTTTAATACTCATTTAGATGATCATATTGAAACACCAAGACGAATGTCTTTGATTTATTACTGTAATGATGGCTACGAAGGTGGAGAAATAGAGTTTTCTAAGTTTAATTTAAGGATTAGGCCAAAGGCTAATCAATTATTTCTTTTTCCATCAAGTTATGTTTATCAGCATAAAGTTTTGCCAATAACAGATGGTATTAGATATGCAATTGTTAGTTTTGTTTATTAATCAGAATATCTTGCTAACCACTCTTTAGTTTTCCAGGTAATGCCCTTCCAAGCAGACCAATCTTTACCACCATCGCTCATATGATAAGCAATCTCTGCATTTTTAACTGGATCAAATAAGTCTTCATTAGACTTTAGATTAAATTTTTCTCTTCTTGCTTCTCCCATTTCTCCAAGCATGTTAATTTGAAATAGGCCATAAGAGTTATCTCCCGTTTTTCTATTGGGATTCCAAGAATTAGGAGTACCCATAGATTCTTTCATTACCGTTGCCCAAGCAACTTTTAGTGCATATCCTTCAAACCCTACAGATTTTAATATTTTGATTAGTTCATCTTTTTCAAGAGGGGTTCCGTATTTGTATTTTTTACTAGGTTTATTATTTTCTTCTTCAGAAACTAAAAAAACCGCCTCAGCGGTTTGGGCCTCACTTTTTGTTATCTTAGTACTCAAATTGTTTTCAGCATTAGCAGAAGAATTAGCAAAAAATGCTACCGCTGCTACTCCTGAAATTACAATCATTGCCGATTTATTCATGATTGCCTCCTTTAAGCAAAAACACCATAAGTTATGGTGTTACTCACTAGTATATCATGAATTTCAATATTGAGTCAAGTTAGAGTTAATATGATATAATTTCTTTATGGCTAAATACCGCAATCCAGATGAATCTGCAATGGATGTAAAGGCTCCGTCTACATACAATATTGGAAATAAACCACCTTTAGTAAATTGGACAGTTGTAATTGGAGATTCTGCATCTTTTAGAGTTTACGTTCAAGACGATTCTAATACTGCAATTGTTATTGATGATTGGACAATTAAAGCAGATTTTAGACGGTATTCAGATGATATCGGAGATGATTTAATATTTCAACTATTACCAGAACAGTCTGAAACAGATGGCAATGGGGAGTTTACTGTTTCTTTAACTCCAGCACAATCTAAACAGTTAAGAACTGGAGATGTATTTGATGTTCAACTATCTGATGCAACACGAGTTTGGACGGTTCTTCAAGGAGAAATGATCATGCTCGGAGAAGTTACAGATCAATCATAATGGCTAAAGCAACAATTATAGATGTTAAAACAAAAAGTAAAATTATTCCAGTAAAAGATTTTTCTTCTTCAAAAATTAAATCAGTTGACTATTCAAAAAAGGTTTCTATAAATGACATTCTTCAGTTTAAAATAAAGTTAACAAATATAGGAATTGAAGGCGCAAATCCCTTTAACCCACCTGGAATTGGCTTACAAGTTATTGGTGTTAGCAATTATATATTATAAAATAATTATGTTATAATAATGTCATGGGAATCTTATCATTATCAGCAATTAAGGCTAAATTTCAAACAGGAGATCGTCCCACACAAGGCGATTATGAAGACCTGATTGACACTGCTACTTCACAAGCAACAGGTTTAGGAAGTGCAGGAAATAATGATTCTACTATAAACGGCATTGAGAGTGCAACAGTAGTTGATAACTTTGATGCTACAGAATGGCGAATGGTTAAATATATCATTTCCATTAAAAAGACTTCTGGTGGCGCAAATAAATATTACGCTACAGAGATGACAATATTGGTTGATGGTTCAGATGTAAGTGTCAACGAATATGGAACAATAGACAATGATGGGAATATTGGCACCATTAGCGTCTCCCGTGCTGGAAATACAGTATCCTTAACGGTTACTCCAGTGATCGGTATAACGCCTATAACCGTACGTTATGCACGTATAGGATTAAAGGCATAAGGAGATAAAAAATGGCAACAGTAAATAAAGATTTTAAAGTAAAAAATGGTTTAATTGTTGAAGGATCAACAGCAACCGTTAATGGACACGATGTTCTTACAGAAGCCCTTGTAGACGCAAAAGGTGATTTGTTAGTAGCCTCTGGTGCAGATGCAGTTACCCGTCTTGCAGCAGGAACTAATGGATATATCCTTACAGCAAATTCAGGAGCAACAAACGGAATTGAGTGGGCAGCAGCCCCAGCCGTTGGAACATTCCAATCAAGCATTACTTTTGAAGGTGCAACAGCAGATGACTACGAAACAACACTTGAAGTAGTAGATCCAACAGCAGATCGTACAATTACACTTCCAAACGCTACAGGTACTGTAACACTTAATGATGCAACACAAACATTAAGCAACAAAACAATTTCTTATACAAACAACACAGTTACAGTTCAAGTAGCAAATGTTTCAGATTTGACTGCAAGTGCTTCTGAACTCAACTTAGTAGATGGATCATCAGCAGGAACTATTGCAAATGGTAAGGCAGTTATTTATGGTGCAGCAGGAGAAGTAAATGCTACAACTCTACAAATTGCTGGTACATCACTTACAGCAACTGCTACAGAACTTAACTATGTAGATGGCGTAACTTCTGCAATTCAAACACAGTTAGATAACAAAGCAACAGCAGGAGATTTAACAACTCATACTGGTGCAACAGAAGCACATGGTGCAACTGGTGCAGTAGTGGGAACAACTAATACCCAAACACTTACAAATAAGACACTTACAAGCCCAGTAGTTTCAGGACTTACACTTTCAGACGGCTCAATCGTTCTTGAAGGCGCAACAGCCGATGCTCACGAAACAACTATTACAGTAACTGATCCCACAGCAGATCGCACTATTACCTTGCCAGATGCTACAGGTACTGTTGCTCTTACAAATAACAAATTGGATGCTTTTGCAGCAACCACTTCAGCAGAACTTGCTGGAGTAATTTCAGATGAGACTGGTACTGGAGCGCTTGTTTTTGCTAACACACCAACACTTGTAACACCAAACATTGGCGCTGCAACTGGTACATCTTTGGTTCTTTCAGGGGACCTAACAGTTAATGGTACAACAACCACAATTAACTCAACAGAAATCACAGTTGATGACAAAAACCTTACACTTGGTTCAGTAGCAACTCCAACAGATGCAGGTGCTGATGGTGGTGGTCTTACACTTAAGGGTACTACAGACAAGACTTTCTCATGGATAGATGCAACTGATTCATGGACTTCTTCTGAGCACATTGACCTTGCAAGCGGTAAAAACTTTAAGGTTAATGGCACAAATTTAAGTGCAGTTTCTGAAACACTAACTAACAAAACAATTGATGGCGCAAGCAATACTCTTACCGTAAGAATTGCAAACGATGTTTCTGGTTTGGCAGCAAATGTTGCAACATTCTTGGGAACCCCTTCTTCATCAAACCTTGCTTCAGCAGTAACTGATGAAACAGGAACTGGTGCACTTGTATTTGCTAATACACCAACTCTTGTTACTCCAGAACTTGGAGCAGCAACTGGTACAAGCATTGCTTTCCCAGATGCCCTTGCAGGATCTGCAACGGCAACAGCAGGAACATCAGCAACAACAATCGATACATGGTCAGCAACTACATATTCGGCTGCTAAATATCTTGTTCAAATGAAAAAGAACGATGATATTGAAATAATCGAAATGCTTGTTGCAGTAGATGGAAATAACAACGTTTATGTTACTGAATATGGCAACGTTGTAAGCAACGCAGAACTTGGAACAACAAACGCTGTTTATAGCGGTGGAAATGTTCTTCTACAAGTAACTGCTGCTGCTGCAAGTACAGCCGTTAAGGTTTCAAAGACATACATTGAGGCATAACAAATAAAAGGTAGGGGGTAGTAAATGGCAACAACAGATAAAGACTTTAAGGTAAAGAATGGCTTAAACGTAGCCACAACTGGTATCTTTGGAGGAACTGTTACTGTTGCTACCCCTACTGAAAATACACATGCAACAACAAAACTATATGTAGACACAGTTGCTGGAAGTGCAGGAGTAACTGTTAGTGGAACAGCACCAGTATCTCCATCAAATGGAAATCTTTGGTTTGACACATTAACAGAAAGAGTTCACGTTTACTATGGATCTACTTGGGTGGCAATTGCTACTCTTGAAGATGCAGAAGTATTACAAGATCATATTCACGATACTGCAATTGACGGATCTGGTCTTATTGTAAGTACATTTGTTTCTGGAGGTGCTTATAATGAACCAGGAGTTTTAGTAAGCGCAGGAGACTATAGCACAGCATCATGGGAAAATACTTATGATGGAGGAATTGCAACAGATAATTTTAATTAATCGTCTGTTATAATACAATAAGAAAGTTTTCTGTAGGAGGAAAATAATATGGCAACAAGAATGCAGCAACGCAGAGGTACTGCAGCCCAATGGACTTCAGCAAATCCTATTTTAAATTCAGGAGAAATGGGATGGGAATCAGATACAAATAAATTTAAAATTGGTGATGGTACTAATCACTGGGCAGATCTTGACTACTTTATTGATCAATCCTCTACAGTAAACCCCGCTTTTGGTTCGAGCATTGTATTTGAAGGTTCAACTTCTAATGCCTATGAAACAACTTTAGAAGTAACAGATCCTACAGCAGACCGTACTATTACTCTTCCTAATGCTACAGGAACTGTAGTTCTTGCAGATTCAAGCGGAAACGTAACAGTTTCTGGAGATTTAACTGTAAGTGGTACAACTACAACTATTAATAGTACAACAATTAATGCTACAACAGGAATTGTTTTTGAAGGAACTACAGCAAATGCACATGAAACAACTGTTAGTGTTATAGATCCTACCGCAGATAGATTAATTGAATTTCCAGATGCAAACGGTACCGTAGCACTAATGTCAGATGTTACAGCCCGTTTGTCAAAATCAGGCGGTCAAATGACTGGAAGCATTGATTTAAATTTAAATACAAAAATTATTAACATGCCAGTTCCTACAGCAGATACAGATGGAGCATCAAAAATTTATGTAGATACTGCTGATGCCCTTAAGTCTCCAATAGACAGTCCAACATTTACGGGTACTGTGGTTCTTCCATTAACTACGTCAATTGGAGATGTATCTTCAACAGAACTTCAATATATAAATGGAACAACATCTACAATTCAAACTCAACTTGACAATAAACAAAATATAGTTTCTGGAGTTTCAGAAACAGAAATTGGCTATCTTGATGGAGTTACATCAGCCATTCAAACACAAATTGATTCTAAACGATCAACAGCAGACAGTGTTAATCTTGCTGCTACAAAAGTTATCATATTTGAAGGAACAACAGATGATGCTTATGAAACAACTTTAACTGTTACAGATCCAACAGCAGATAGAGAAATAACTTTTCCAAATGCTACTGGTACAGTAGTTTTGCATGACGCATCACAAACATTAACAAACAAGACCATTACTTCCTCAAATAATACAGTTTCTATTACAGCATCAACAGTTTCTGATTTTACAGAAGCAGCACAAGATGCAATTGGAAACTCATTAGGAACTGGACTTTCTTATAATGATTCAACTGGCGCAATTTCAGTAGATACTACTGCAATTCAGGCCGTTGTTTCTGGAGTATCCAATACAGAAATTGGCTATCTTGACGGTGTAACTTCTGAAATTCAGACACAACTTAATGGAAAGGCTTCATCGTCACATACACACGCACAATCTGATATTACAAACCTTACAACTGATCTTGCTGCAAAAGCAAGTCTTTCGGGAGCAACATTTACTGGTGCAGTAACTCTTGCTGCAGATCCATCAAATGCTCTTGAGGCAGCAACAAAGCAATATGTTGATGCAGCAACTGCAGGTCTTAACGTACACGAATCAGTAGATGCAGCAACAACTGCAAACATTACACTTGCTTCTGCAGTTGAAAATGGAGATACTCTTGATGGAGTTACCCTTGCAACAGGAAATCGTATTCTTGTTAAGAACCAAACAACAAAATCTGAAAACGGTATTTACGTAGTTGCAGCATCTGGAGCACCAACTCGTGCAGCAGATTATAATAGTGCTGGCGAAGTAGATGCTGGTGACTTTATTTTCGTAGAGGCTGGTACAACAAACGGTAAGACTGGTTGGGTACAAACAAACACAGTCACAACAGTTGGAACAGACAATATTGAATTTACACAGTTCTCTGGTACTGGTACATATGTAGCAGGAACAAATATCGACCTTACTGGAAATACTTTTAGTGTTATTGCAGCACCAACATTCTCAGGTCTTGTAACAGCCTCAGCATCTGGTGTAGCATTTTCAGACGGTACACAAACAAAAGAGGGCGTACCATCTAGAACAGCAATTATTCAAAAAACAGCAGAATACACTCTTTCATCACTAACAGAGAGAGATTCTTTAATTGAAGTATCACACACAGGTGGAACTGCAGTTAAAATTTTAATTCCAACAGATGCTACTTTAAATTATCCAATTGGAACATCAATTGACGTTCTTCGAACAAACACTGGCGCTGTGACAATTGAAGCAGTAACACCAGGAACAACAACAGTAAATGCAACTCCTGGATTAAAACTTCGTGCACAATGGTCATCAGCAACTTTGTTTAAGAGAGCAGCAAATACATGGGTAGTGATGGGCGATCTATCAGCGTAATAGTTTGATATAATAGAAAAGAGGAGTAAATATGGCAATTAGAGGTAGAGGAATTAAAGCATCCGCACAGGATAACTTTATTGCACCAGACGCACCAACAATTGGAACTGCAACAAATGTAGGAACTGGAAGAGCATTTAATAATGGTGCTTTAACTATTACATTTACTGCTCCAACAACAGGCAATACTGTTGGAATTACTTCTTACACTGCATCAGCATATTGTCCTACACACTCTACAACACATACCGCTACTGGTGCATCTTCTCCATTAACAATTACTGGTTTTGGTAGTAATATATCAACAACAGTTACAGTAACAGCAACTAATGACTACGGAACTTCCGCTGCATCTGCAGCATCTAATTCTGTAACAATTACTACAGTTCCAGCAACACCTTCAGCACCAACAGTATCTTCAGTTTCTAATCAGGCAACAGATGTTGTAACCTGGACCGCCCCTGCAACTGGAG